TCTGTCCACGATGATCCATCAAATTCTTCTGTTTTAACACTACCTGTAGATACTCCAGGATCATAACCACCTGTGGCAATAGCTGCTTCTGCGTTTGCTCCCATAGCTTTTGCATTTCTACCAGTATTTAAATCACCTACTTCACTCCAACTTGAACCATTATATTCTTCTACAATGGCTTGTGGAGAACCATCTTGTCCAATCATTAAAGCAGATGTTTGAATACCTGCTCCACCTGCATTACTTCTTTCTGCATTTAAACTTCCACCGCTAGTCCATACAGCACCAGCCACACCTGCCGCTAACGGATCAGATGTCCTATTTTTAATAGCTTGTCCTTTTATAGCTTTAAATTCTGCCATGAGGATTTTACTATGGTAATGTTATATCTGTTGGTCTTGGGTGCATAGCTTTGTATTCATCAGACTCTGCATCATAAGCGGCTTGTGCTGCTGTTACTTCTGCATCAACAATAGCTTGAGCTTCAGCTTTAGTTTTTTCAACACCAGCTACTCTACCTATCCATCTACCACCATATACATTATCTTCAGTAACCCAAACATCACCAGGGAAGCCTTCAATATGAAACATTTTTCTATCTTCATGACGAATAAATGGATCACCATTGGCGTTTTTTCCCCAATTTGCTTTTACACTGTATTTGTATGCCATAGTTTATCCTCCTTTTCTTTTGTTATATTTTATTTTTAACTCGTTGTCACCGTTTTAATTGGATGACTAAAACTAAATTCTTCTGAATGATTTGAGACAGGTGGAGCATCTCCACCAAAAACTAAACCTGCAGATTGTGTTGATTGTCCTGCTCCAGCAAGCTCAGTTCTTGCTGTTGCTAAATCACCTGTTTCAGTCCATGCCGTGCCATTCCATACTTCTGTGAGTCCAACTATAGGATAACCACCTGCACCCACTGCAGCAGTTTGAGTTCCAAAACTTGCTAAAGAAGGTGTACTACCAGGTCTACTCATATCGCTTGTTTCAGTCCACGATGATCCATTGTATTCTTCTGTTTCGCCACCACGAGATCCACCAAAAGCTAAAGCTGCAGTTTGACTTCCAGCTGCACCTAAATTTGTTGTTCCAGTATTCATATTTCCACCATTAGTCCAAGAAGAACCATCATACTCTTCAGTTGCAACTGAATCAGAACCACCAGAAAAAACTAATCCTGCTGTTTGTGATCCATTTCCTCCTAACCCTTGTCGTGCTGAATTTAAAGCACCACCTGCTGTCCAAGATGATCCTCCAAATTCTTCTGTATTATTAACTGAAGTAGTTGAGTATCCACCAGCTGCAAAAGCTGCAGTTTGAGTTCCCCCTCCTGCTAATTGTCTTCTTGCTGTTGATAAATCTCCAGACTCTGTCCAAGAAGTACCATCGTATTTTTCAGTTTCTGATTTATTAGAAGCAGGTGCATAACCTCCAAAAGCCAATCCAGCTGTTTGAGTTCCAGCACCCCACAAGAAACGTCTTGCAGTATTTAAACTTCCACCACTAGACCAAGTGCCAGCTGCTACAGTTTGATATTTAAATTGTCCGTCTGATGTATTGTAATATAATTGACCCTCCCAAGCTGATGGGTATGCTGTAGGTGGATCGCTGTCATAGCATTTTACTGCTTGTCCACTTATCTTTTTATAATTAGCCATTACTTATCTTTTAATAGCCAACCATTCGTGTCATCTACAAAGACTAATGTTAATCCTGCTCGTTCTACAGCAACAGTTAAATCTTCAGCAGCACCCATAATTGGTTTGCTATTTCTACCTACTGTTAAATTGTTAGTGTCAAAAGTTCCTGCATAATCAACAAGAGTAACCTCATCTCCTAATGACGGAGAGGCAGGTAATGTTGCTGTAAAAGCTCCTGATGTTGTATTACAAAAATATCCCTCTCCTGCTGATGCTGTAAATCCTGATGTTTTAATTGCTTGCCAAGATGTACCACCTGCTGCAACACCCCATGATAAAACTCCTGATCCATCTGTTTTTAAAACTTCGTCAGCATTACCATCTGATGTTGGTAAAGTTAATGTGTAAGTTGCAGACGCAGAGTGTGCTGGTCCTTTAATTGTTACACCATGTGAATTATTTTCACAATTAAATCTTATTGCACCTGGATTTGTATTTCCTACAAGTTCTGTATATCCAGTTCCATTTGGTGTTAATTGAATGTTTCCGTTTGCTGCATCTACAATCGTTATGTTTCCAGAGTTTGTTCCCTCGTTTGTATCTAAAACTAAATTAAAAGCACCTTTAGAAGTTACAGTAGCTGCTGCTGCTCCTGTTCCTACAACTACTTCTCCAGTACCTTTTGGTTTAATGTCAATACCAACATTAGAATCGCCACCTGTTGCTTCAAATATTGGATTATTACCTGTAGCTGCGTTTGTAATGTCAAATTGATTTACTGCTGATGCTGTTGTTTGAAATATAATTTGTTCGTTTCCATTTTCGTCTGCAATAAAATGTGCATCGTCAATTAAAATGTTAAAAGAATTTGTATCTAAATTTGCTCCTAATTGTGGAGAGCTGTCATTGACTAAATCTGATGCTACTGTTGAATCTATAAAATTAACTGTGTTTGCTGATGTGTTAATATCACAAAGTGTAATACTGTCTGAACCATCATAGTATTTAAGTGTGTGTGTTCCTGCTGATGAACTATCAACCCATATACTTCCAGCAGCTAAACTGCTTGGAGCTGACGTTCCTAAATTGTGAGTATTTATTGCACCTAATATATTATTTAATTCTGTACGAAATGCACTAAAACCCTGATTTGCTAAACTATAATCTGATACTGTACTCATATTTTACCTATTCTCCTTTTATATCATTAACTTGCAGATTTCAAACCAAAACCTTTTGCAACATAATCAAAAGTTCGGTTTTGTGCCGACCCTGAACTATTGTAAAAAGTAATAGTAAATCCTGTCTTTGTTTTACTTGTTATAGCATAAAAATCTCCAGTTGCCATGTTTTGTGCAGCTATACCTATTGCTGGAGAAGCATAAAAAGCATTATTATAAGTAATTGCTTTTGCACCTGCTCCTGATACTACATCCTCTTCACTTTCAAAACGCTTTTCTAAAACAAGTTTAATTTGCATTTTACTTACTTCTGGTCTTGATTTATTATCATCACTCGTTAATTTCAATCTAAATTTAAAATATCTACCTTTAATCGTAGCTTGTTGTGAAATGTCTGTAAAAGTAGATATGGCATCTAATGAACTTGTACTAGAACCTACCTGTAAAAAAGCATTACATTGTGTACCTGATGATCCATCAAAAGGACCAGGAGCATCGTCAAATAAACTAGCTCCTCTTCCAGAGTCAAATAAATCGTATAAATCGTTTGCTATCATATCAATAGTAGTTTGAAATGTAGCATCATAAATAGCATCTAAAGATATGGTATTACCGCCTATATAAAATCCTGATGATTCTATGTTAGCTGTATTGTTTGTTGGATTAGATGTTGTATCTGTACCACCTAAATCAAAGTCTCCCTCTGCACTATCAAAATTACCTACTGTAGAATCAAAAAATGTAATTGTATCTAATGTTGCTATTTCTTCATCATCACTATTCATACCTTTAACACAATTAGTATCAAAAGTTCCGCTAAACGTAGTCTCTTCGTTTATTGTAGATATAGGTGCAGAGTAATGTTCTAGTCCTGATATATTACTATAAACAATAGTTTCATTATCTGATTCGTTTCCTAATTTATCTACTGCTTTAATTAAAAAAGCACCTGTTCTAGCATTGATTGTAACACTATTAGATTTTCTTCTTGCTACTTGTATTAAGTTTGTAGATGCGTTCCAACTAGCTCCGCTTGTTACATCTTGATAACGTATAGAGTAAAAACTTATGTCTAAATCATCAACAGGTGTCCATTGTAATTGCAGGGAGTCAGAACCTACTAATGATACTGCTAATGTAGATACGTCTGCTGGTGTTTCTGTTGCACCAACTATTGTTCTTGTATTTGATGTATAAGTTGATGATATTCCTAGTGCATTAATACTTTTAACTCTTACTGTATATTCTACATCATCTACTACGTTAAGCATTTCATAGTTTAATTGTGTACCTTTACCTAATATCTTAAAATCACTTTCTGATGTTTGTTTTGCTTCTACTTGATAGTATTGCACAAATTGGTCTGTACTAGCTCCTACTAATACATTTAATCTTGTTATTACTGTTCCGTCAGAATACTCTACTAACTCATCTGTTAATGTAACTGATGCTGGTGCTACTACACTAAATGGATTTGGTAGTGATGTGCTTGGTGTTGATGCTACTTCTGCTTTTGATGCCCAAGTATAGTGTGAATCTTGGTGTTCAATAAGTGATAAAGTAACTGTGTAATCTTCATTGAATGTCATGGCGACAACTCTAAAATTTTTTGCACTAAATCCTAATGAGCTATGTGTTACTGCTACTATATCTCCAATAGCTAAATCATAAGCATCGCCACCACAAGTAATACTTAATTTTAATGCTTCTCTTGATCTTCTTAATATAATCTCTGCCATCTCTTCTGCTTGGTAAGGAGAGGTTAATGTTTTAAAATCAAATCTACCCTCTAATAAAAAACCACCATCAGCAGTTTTCATTGTTGCGTGTTGGTCAGCACTTGTAAGACCACTATCGTCTATTGGAGGAAATTGCACTTCATCAACTTGGTAGTTCCTAGCAGGATTGACAAAGCTACAGATTACTCTGTTATATTTATTACCTTTATCTTCACTTTGTAGTGAGTAACCACCAATAATATCATCTTCTGTTAATGTAATAGAAGCAGAACCAGTTGTCTCAATAATTAAATTATATTTACCCTCTGTAAATGGTAAATAACCTCTGCAACCTTTTAATAGTTCTCTTACATTTTCTAAAACTTTTTGGGATGTATCTAATACTGCATTTGTGTCAAAAATATTTATATCTGAACCACCTGAATATGGAGTAACATTAGTATCAGCTACAGTTGATGCAGTATAAAAACTTGGAATGTCAATGTCTGTTATTGCTAAACCTTTTCCATATCTTTCGTTAGTTAAATAATCTAATAAACACCATGCTGGGTTAGAAGAAAAAGCTGCTGTTTGTGCAACTGAACTTGAATTATAAGCTACTACTTTCTTACCTTGCACTACCGCTTGAACTTTTGGTATGCCAGAAAAAGCATCTTGATTCCAAGTGAATCTTAAAGCTAAATAAGCAATACCTCTTAATCTATGGTTTGATCCCCAACTAGATAATGTTGATAGTAATGTAGATGCAGATTGTGAGTCAGAACCATAATGAGGTTCTACTGTAATTAAACTAGCACTATCTTTGTAAAAATTACCATCTCCACTTCCAACTGTTCTTTGCGTATTATCTGCTAAATCTCCTGACCATGTTATTGCTTTGTCATCAACTCTTATTTCTGTAATATCATTTATTTCTCCCTCTCCTAAAACAAGAGCCATGTATAAATAAGTATTATCTGTTCCTGACGTTTCCATAAATACTCTTGTTCCGCCAACCATTCTTGTACCATAGATAACAGGTATAGAAGCATCGTTAGATTGTTTATTTAATAATATACCTTTTTCAAAATCGTCAAAATCTGTTGTACCAAAATCAGGTATATCTACTTTAGGAGCTAACCAAGATAATGCTTTTGTTAATATTTTAATTGGAGCAGTTATTATTTTTGTTACACTATTAAAAATTTTTCCAATACTTTTCCAACCCATTATGCTCTACCCCACTTAATGTCTTGTACTGTTTGAGATGAAAAATTCATACCTACGTCAGCACTAAAAAATCTTTGCTGTGATGTGTTGTTTGTTTTACGACCATTTGTTTTTTCAAAGTCTGCCCAATGAGATACAATTCTTAAATTAACACTAGACGCTGTTTCTGTTTCGTTAATATCAAATGAATCTATTGTGCCTTTGTAAATTAAAAAAGGG